GATTATTAGGGTCTTCTAATAAAAGATTTTGAGCATTCTTTAATTCTTGTTTAGCTAGTGCTAAATTAGACATTTTTTCCTTATTTATTGCTGCTTTAGTTTTATTAATCTCAGCTTGAGTTTTTTGAAATTTAGTTATTTCATCTGTACCCATTACAGCAACTTTAGTAGCTTCTCTAGATAACCCTGCTTCGTTTAGTTTTTGAGAGAGTAATGGATAAAGTTTAGTAGGATCTCCTACAGCATCTGGACCTAGTTCATTTTGAACACTAAATAGAACATTCTCTATATTCTTAGCTCTAGTAAGTTGGGGATCTTGTACACCAAGAAGACTACCTAAACCCTCACCTAAAGCAAAACCAATATCCCCTGCCCCTGCTACAATAGCACCATACCCTGGAGGGGCTAGTGAACCAAGACCTAAAGACTTTTCACGACTAGCTGCTAACTTCTCAGCTCTAATTTCTTGAGGACTTAATCCAAATAAACTATTTACTATATCTGTCATATTAATTCCTTAAAATATTGGGTAAGGTGCATTAGCTCTAGTAGAGAATCCTGGAGTATATCCACCTCCACCTCCAAACATACCACCTACTCTATCTCCAATAGCACTCCAACCACCTAGACCTTGAAAAGCTCCACCAATTAAGTTAGAGAAGATACCTGCATTAGCTAGTGAAGCATTTAACTGTGCTCCTGCACCTTGCATTAATAATCCTCCTGCATTAGCTCCTGCTTGTGCAGATTGACTACCAAATTGACCCCCTAATTGTAATGGAACTAATCCTAATTGTTCTACACCAGTTCCTAATCCAAATAAGCTAGAAGCTGTTTGATATGGAGTTGTTTTTAACTCTTGACCTAAGCCATAGTAACCTAAAGCTCTTTGAATGTCTGCTGACTGTATTCCTCTAGCCCTATCTTCAGCACCTAGCATTAAACCTAAGTTAGCTTCTTCACGAGCTTTTAATAAAGAATATTGTTCTGGATTAACATATCCACCACCCCCTAAAGATACACCTAAACCTGATCTACCTGATTTAAATAAATCTTCAGATAACTGAATATCTTGAGCAGTTCTTTGAGGTTGAAGTAAATTGATTTGTTTATTGTAGTAATCTTTAGTCATTTGGTCTATATCTAGACCTGCAGCTTGACTAAATAAACCTTGACCATATGCTCCAACATCTGTAGCAAATTGAGTTTGAGCAGGGGTTGGAATAGCTGCTTCAGCAGCAGAATAGAGTACATCCCTAAAAGCTTTAAGTCTAGGGTCTAATGTATAAGAAGCTGTTTTAGCTCCTCGATCAAATGTACTTGTTCCATAACCAGTGGTTACATTATATGGAGCAAATTGAGCCATTTGGGCGGCTCTTTGCGATGCTTCTGCATATTTATCTGCCGAATCATCTGTGCCAAATACGCTTCCTATTGCTTTTGTTATTCCACTCATTTATTTCACCTCTTTTTCCAAAATGTACCCTTTAAGTTTATATCCAAATCTTCTTTCATAAGCTTTATAGTTTCTTTCTGTACCAAACTGAATCTTTTTTAATCCTAATTCTTTGGCAAGAATTACTAAAAAACTATCCCAGTATTTACCATCTCCATAGACATTAATGGGGATAAGAGTATCCTCATCAGCAGCCCAAGTCATGAAACCATGTTCATTTTCTATTAAGTTTCGTTCTGTAATCTTAGTGTCACCAGAACGCTTTAAATAATCTTGTAAATCTTCTTGTTTCATTAAGCTTTCATAATGTAGCATAAAGCATAGTATGGAGGTAAGTTAGCGTTTGTTCCACTAGAACCTTCTGTACTGTTAGCCACTGTAATACCTGTTGTAGCTGTTTGAATTACTGTAGCATCAGATCCTGCTGCTCTAGTGTATTCAGCATTACTTCCACCATATCCATCATCGTCCCCTTCAAGTCCTCTTCCCCATGTGTGATTATGTCCAGGGTCTGTCACTGTAGCTGTGTGGGTGTGGCTTACAACAATAGCATTTGCACTACCTCCTGTATCTGCTACATTATATGTATTACCTGCACCAACAATAAATCTATCTGTTAAATTAGGAGTACTATTATTACCATCACATAAATACCAACCTGATGGAATAGCAGCTTGACTACCTGACCAAATAATAATTCCACCTGATGGAAAAGCAGCTGCCGCAGCAGTTTGAACAAATTCTGTAGTAGCTATTTGTGTTGTGTTTGACCCTGCTAAAGCAGTAGGAGCTGTAGGTATTCCTGATAAAGCAGGAGAAATAGAATTAGCTTTAGAGTTTACAGCTGATTGTAAGTTATTAAATTCAGTATCAAACTCACTTCCCTTAATAATTTTACCTGCATCTCCTGTAGGTAATGAGTCTTTAACTAAAAAGTTAGTGGTTTTAGTATATGCAGTCATTATGAATTTTTCCCTGTTTTTAAGAACACATCTATTTTTTGAATACTTACTGGGTCTTGTTCCACAGTAGCTTCAACCCCAAATTGAATTACTTTACCTGATCCTCCAAGAGGAACAGAAATAGTATTAACACCAATACCTACAGAAGCATATTCATCTATCCCATATTCAGCATTTGTGTTATATTTAGCAAAGTTAGCTAAACCTAAGTTTTTAATAATGGCTTGTGATGAATAATTAATTGTATAATCATAGCCATATTTAAATACAAAATCTTGATCTCCACTTCCTATTACAACTAAAGAAGCTTTTTTTAAAAACTTACTTGTTGCAGGAGCACCTAAATCAGCATTAGAAGTATAATATTGCATACTGTATGTAGATGTTCCATCAATATACCCAGTATACTCACCAATCTTTCCAGGTAATCCTAAAAGAAGTTTTCTATCTTCTGTAGAGCAAAAAGCTTTATAAGTTTCTCCTGAGTCATTATTCCAAAGAGTAGCTCTGGCTGCTCCATTAGGTAACATAGACCTTAGATCAAAGTAAATCATTGTTCTTGATCCAGGAAAAGTTAATAAATAAAAGGCATCTCTTTCGTAATAAGCACTCTTAATATTACTTAATGTTTCTACAGCTAAATATCCAACTAAGTCGTCTCGAATATTTAAAGAAAGCTCTCTTAAAGGCATAGAGTTTTCTTGAATAGTTCTGTTAAAGCTCCTTACCCCTGTTTTAGATAAGAAGATTAAGTCAGTACCTGTATACTGAACAGAATCTCTAGCTATACAACCTACACCTGTTACCACATCTGCTAGTGTCATTGTTGTAGGGCTATTAGCCCCTTGATAAACAACAATGTTATTCTTACAAAATACAATTAAATAATTATTGTGTTGTGCTAAAGCTACAATTTCATCATTGTTACCAACAACACTACTAATATCTACTAAACCACTACCTGAAGATGAAAAATCAGCTCCATCAAGTAACTTAGAATAGTATATAGTGGACTTTGTGCTAGTTAAGTTAGCTGTCCATATTCTACCAAAAGCTGCTAAAATACAATCAGGATCAAACACTGTAACACCTGAAGGTTTAGCTCCGTAGTCTGTACCTATTCTTTGAAAGATATAACTACCTACATGAGAAGCTCTTCTCCAAACAAGCATTGGTGCTCCTATCTGAGCAGCAAAAGCATAACTACTTGCTGTAGGTCCAGTTCCTTCTGGAAGAGATACAAACTTCCATCTATTTGTTGTAAATAAAACAGAAGCATTTGTCGTCTCATCTGCTTCTTTTACATTATGTTCTGTTAATGTTTCTGTACCAGTAAATAACTTACCTCCTCCTGCAGAGAGGTATGTTATTGTTCCAGTAATGTCTTTAAACTCATAAATAGCTTCTATGTCTTCATCATCAGCTAAAGTGCCATTATTGGTTGTAACAGTTGCCCAACCTTTTCTAGCACCTAATCGACCATACTTGTCAATAACACAGTTACTAGCTACTGTTGCATATCCACTCTCAAGAGTAACTCCTGAATCTTGAGTGTTTAAACCTAAGAATCCAGGTGCAGATATTGAAGTAAGTTTAAGAGCTCCTGCCATTAAGCTACTACCCAAGTAGTTTCTGTTGGTCTATGCCCTGCCTCAATAGAAATAAAATCTGCTAACATATTTCTATATCTTAGCTCTTGATCTGCTGATCCACCATCTTCACCTCGTTCCATTAATGCTCTGGATACAACTCCTTCAATAAGAAGATTAGGATTAATTAGTAATGTTTCTGATTCTGTAGTTAAGTCATCTTGTTGCATAACTACATTAAATCTTAAATTATATGCTTTATCTGGAATAGGAAACACATCTACTTGTGCATCTCCATATTGAGAAACTCCGTTAAAGCTATAAAAATTAGGACTACCTGTTTGTGATGTAGATAATAAAAACTGTTGGTCAAACCAGTTACTTGGCATATGCCTCATGATTACATTATCTGTATCATTAAATACATTTAATACTCTAGAAGTAGTACCAAAACCTCTTAAAACATAGTTAAATAAACCAGTTGTTGTGGTAGCAGACAAAGTTGTGCGTAAGCAGTGCCAATCCCAAGAATTTTCTATTTCTCGTTTAACAACATTGACTAAATCTGCAATTAGTGTAGAATAGCTATTCTCAGTAAGAGAACCTACTTGGTTTTCTCTGAGTCTCACTAATACTTTGTTTACTATTTCTAAATAAGTCATTATTATATCCTATATATAAATTATACCACAGAACGCTTGAATTGTCAATGTTTTTGTGCTATGCCTTCTTTTTCTTCTTAGGAAAACCCTTTTTCATATTGGCATAAGCTTCTTTACTAATAGTAGACTTCTTTTTTGATCTACTTATCCCTGCTTTTTTTCTTTTATTTATGTTTTCGTATAAACTCATTTTTTATTTGCTCCATTCGTTCTAGTCTAGCTTCCCTAGACATATACAACCATTGTGCTAAGTCATCATAATCTCTATGACAAGATATACAACGAGTTCCTTCCATACGACAAACCCCTGTACAAGGGGAGTCTTCTACCATTTAACTTTATCAGCCCAGTAGGCTGCTGACATTTTTCCTTTAGCTATATTCTTAGCATGACGAGCTTTAAAAGACTTTTGTCTAGCTTTCTCAGAAGCTGTTTTAGGTTTACTTCCTGCTCCACTAACCCCTTGTTGCCCAAAGCGAATAGTCTT